TGGCATCTGCCTGGTGATCAGCGTTCGCGCTGGCGCCAGCGCGGCGGGGGCGCCACGTGTCGCGCGGGCTGGCCGCCTCGTACGCACGCTGCAACTGGCGGCGCGCGAAGTGGCGCGCGATCCCTGCCTGCGGGCTGACGAAGCCGATGACGCGATCGATGATGTTGGCCATCAGTCGCCCCGACTCGTGGTGAAGCGGAAGCCGAAGATGTAAGGAACTGTGCGCCGGGCGCTACCGCTGATGACCTGCACCGCGTGTGCCCGGGCAGCGATCAGCTGCGCCGTGTTCTGGTATGTAATGCGCCGCCCGTCGAATTCAACCGAGAGCGCGCCGGATACGATTGCGGCGTCGAGTGCGTCAATGTCTGATTGGGAGATAGCCATGCCGCCTACAATAGCGATATAGCTGTCTCAATTCCCGGAAAACTGAGACTATTTTAATCGCTGCATTGCTCAGCTCGTCTCCTCCCTACTCTTGACTTCACCATCATTTTTAACACGATCAGAGAACGGAGCACGCGCTGTTATCCATATGCCATCAAGAAACTCTTGCACCATATCGCTTGCTCCAAGCTTTCTTAAAAATATAATAACTTTTTGCCCGATAGGGTCAAGTGGTTCTTTCACCAAACCTTGGTGCATATTATCCGCACCGCGAACGACAAGATACACCCCAGCTGTTAATATTGCTAAAAGTACCGGCGCAGTAGAGGTCTCACGTCCGAGCACAGCATCAGAATAAAATCGTTGACTAGCCACGATCACGCCTACTACTGCCTCAGTTAAACCATAACAAAACCTCCATTTTAATCTAAAATAAAAAAGAATCGTTCCTAGCGCTAACGCAACAAATCCGACTAAAACTAAAGACGATACCTCCGACATTCCAGGAGAGCTTGCAATGAGATATATCTCATAAAAACCAAGCGCTGCTAATCCATAAGAAATTAGACCAAAAACTGCCACAAACAAAACGCCGTACTGCAATGTGAAATTACGGAGAGAAGAATGCAATTGCTTTTTATGCTTAATGTTTTCTAAAAAATACAGAGGAAGATAAATTATCACTGGCGATAAATAGAATAATGCAATCCAAAACCAATATTTTATTATTAAATCCCAATAAGTGAATACAGAAAAAGAAAATCCGATTAGGCCAAGGAGAGATACCAATATGAAAGCCAAAAAATTTATGGCATTTCTTTCTGGCAGATTTGACTTGCGCATAATTCCTCTTAAATTTATTTAATTAAAAACTCAAAATTATTTTATCTTTAGTACATATACGACACTACTTTAACTTATGCTTTAAATGCAGAGCACGTAGACGTTCACTTTATTTTTTCCCGTCAGTTTTAATGATGCGGTAAACCGATGCCCTACTGATGTTGAGCCGGCGACCAACCTTTGTTGCGTTGCGTCCATTAAACAACACCATAACTTCGGCCACAATGCGATCGCGATCAGCTTGGGATCGCCGTGGGATATAGGTCTCGATGCCAGCAAACTCCCGGCGCGCAAGCTCCTTGAGGGCGAAAGCCTTATCGCGCATCTCTGGAAACTCAATCTGGATAAACTCGAAAATTTTATCTATCAGATCAACGTTGTCGAACAGAGCAGCGGTCACCACTGCCTCCCGACTGGCCGGCGCTGGTGGGGTAATAGGGTCGAGGGCGGTTTCGGTTTCCATGGTTCGTGTGCTGGTTGCGCTGTTGTAATTGGTAGTGGCGTGATTGCAGTAGCGGGCTGGTCCCCATCCGGGGCTGGCTGGTCGACCGGGTCGGCATCATGGAACAGGTCGGACGTGACAGGGTTGACCTTCTCGCGCACCAGCTGCCACTGGTGGGGAGTCTTCTTGTGCAGGCCGAGGTACTGCGCAGCGGCCAGGTTGTAGACCATCAAGTCGCCAGCCTCATTGCGGGCGCTCTTCTTCTTCTCCCACACGGTGACTTTGCGACCGCGCTTATAGACGGTAATGCTGTACTCGGCGGTGAGCTGATCGTAGTAGTCATCCGGCAGGCCCTCCGGGAAGTGGGTGGCGCCCGGTCCTTCGGCCACCTTGTAGCGGCTTGCGAGATAATCCTTGGCCGTATCGGTACCGATAAGCCACAGCTTTGCGCCGTGCGGCATGACCTTGCCCATCCAGTTCACGTCTACCAGCGTTGGCTTGGCAGAGAGGATCGGCTTGTTGTAGGTCGATGCGCCCTTGATCGCATAGATGTGGCGGTGCTGACGCGTGCGGGTGAAGTTGTAGACGTCTTGCGTATTGGCGCCGCCCGAGTCAATGAACGTGGCGGCGATGCCGAGCATGCGCCCACCGGCATGCTGATACCGGCCCAGCAGCAGCGCATCGAGTGCGTCCCAAGTCGCCTGCTCGGTCGGCGAACCTGACACCACCTGGTAGTCGATGATCCAGTCTTCCATACCTTCTCCCCAGGCCACGACCTTGAGCTCGAGGCGGTCAGGCTGCGTGTCGACAGCGGCGGTCAGGATCAGACCGCGCATCGGCACGGTGCCCAGCTTGTAGCCACCGGCCCGGGCCTTGAGTTCAGTCGCCTTGGTCTGTTCCTTCTTCCGCTCCCAGCACCGCGCGAGGCGCGTGTTGTAAAACACAATCATCAGCTCTTCGCTGCCCTCGTCCAGCTTAGCCCGGGCTGCGCGATACTCGCGCAGCAGGGCAATCCAGGTGAGCCAGCCGTACGGCGTGAACATCGCATTGATCGTGAAGCTGACCGTCTCCCCATCACCAGGTACGCCGGTCGACCACGCGCCGCGGCGAAACATATTGTTCTTGTCAGTCTCGTACATGACGGCGCCACATGCGCTGCACGGATAGATCGCCTGGCCGGCGTCGTCCTCCTGCAGGCGCTCGAACACCAGCGGCTGCTCCTGTCCACAGTGCACGCAGTCGGCCAGCGCTTCCTGGCGCGTACCCTGCAGGTACAGGTTCTCGATGATCGACTGGCCAGTGATCGTCGGCGAGCTGGGGAAGTACGACTTGCGATTGCGCTCGAACGATGTCTGGCGCGCCTTCGCCAGCTGGACCGGGTCACCCTCGCCGTTCACGTTAGCGTTGGCGCGGTCGACCTCATCGAACAGCACGCGGCGCGCCGGGATCTCGGACAAGTTAGCCGCCGCGCCGGCGGTGACGATATGCAGCGAGCCGCCGATGTATTCCTTGTTATCGAGCGTGTTGACAGCATCGCGGGAGCGCGGCGCGGCCACGCGGTCACGCACCTCGGGCACGGCCGCAATGGTCTTACTCACGCGCGCGCTGGTGCGCTTGGCCAGCTTGCCAGTCGGCAGGATCCATAGGAAGTTTGCCGGCGACTGGTGCACTGTCGAACAAAACCAGTTCAGACCGACCTGCGTCTTGAGCATCTGCGATGCGCCCATCAGCGCAACGGTCTTGCACCAATGCTTGTCAGACAGCGCGCGCATCACCTCTCGCGCATGCGGCGTGCGGTCGGTGCGGTACTTGCCGGCCTCATTGGCGCCCGACTCTTTCGGGATCACCATGTACCGGTCTGACCATTCGTCAACCGTCATATTCGGGTCCGGCTGCAGCCCGCGCGCGATCGCCGGACGCACGATCGTCGCAGCCGAGGTCAGGCCAATCATCCTGCGTGCTCCTCGAGCTGGACGTCCAGTCGCTCATTGAACGCATGCGCCATGCTCTCGAGCAGAATCCGGTGCTCGCGCTCGATGACTTCCTCGCACTCCTCGGCGGTACGCAACGGCGCCACGTCTGCAGCGATGCGACGTGCACAGTTGAGCAGCCCGTCACGCAGTGCACGTGCCGCCTCGAACACAGCCGAATCGACGTCGTCCTTGAGCAGGAACCGACCCGACATCTCGGCCAGCTTGATCTCGGCAGCTGCTGCCTCCGCTGCCTCCCGGCGCGCGCGACTGCTGTCGTACCCCGGGACCTTGGTCACAGACTCCGGACCTCCCGTACCCGCCGGGGTGTCGGGCTGCGCCCCACTTGCCATGGGGTCAGGGCGTTGGCCGTTCGCGCGCGGGCGGGTATGTTTTTTGTAGAGGTGCGTCGCGTACTCCGGGTCGACCTTCCCATCGGTCACCGGGATGCCGCACCTGGTCACCGCGTCGTACGCGGACTGGCGCGAGATGCCTTGCAGCTTTGCCCAGTCGGCGATGGTTGTCAGGTTTTGCGTCATATTTCGTCGTTGTCAGGTCAGTTGTCAGGAAATGTTTTTGGGTTCTGCTAGTGCGATGACGTGGTCTGAATTACCCTTGCTAGCCCTGCTCCAGGAAGAACCTAACCCCCGGGGGTGTCAAGTTGAGCCCGGGCGCGGGCGATTAAATTCCGCATCGAAGTGCCCTGCGAACTTGGCGTCGACGGTGGCTTGGCCGATCTCGTGGAAGCGCAGGCGAGTCTTGTATTGCGCCTGCTGCACGAACACAAACATCGGCTTGATGGCCGTGCCGTGTGCGAAGCGGCGCTTGATGTACACACCTGGTGGCAGGCCGCGGTTACCGTTCGGCAGGACGAAGTACGTCACGCCCTGGCGCGCGATGGTGCGGTTCGACCGCGTGCTGCCCGATGCCCGCGACTCGTGACCAGATCCGCGCTGCACCTTCAGCTGCGACAGCATCTGGGTGATCTGAGCGCGGCGCACGTTGCCGCTCGCATCGAGCGTGGCGCCGTCACCAGGCATGGCGAACCAGCCCTGCGGCATCATTCCGTTGGCTTGCAGCAGGCGTTCCATGCCCTTGAGGCCACGGTTGCCGCCGAAGATTTGCGGGCCGAGGAAGCGGTCAGCCGGCGTGCCCTTGCCGAACGGGTTGTCCTTGACCCATACGCGCGCCTCGAGGCTGGTCTTGGTGGCAGGCTTGAGGAACGTGCCGTTGAGCGCGTACGGCGTTGGACGATAGAAGACCGAGCGCATCTCGGCCTTGATCGCGGCCTGCACGTCCTTAGCCGTGCGGGTCAGCGCGATGGCAGCCACGATCGGGCCGCGTCGGCCCAGGTCTTCGATCCGTGCGGCCACGGCAGGGAAGTCAGTTCGTAGATTCATTCGCATCGTTTCAATCCTTTTTCCGGCTTTGCAGCCTGTTATTCAAACCCTGCAAGTCTGTAACCCGCATGGGTACTGACTCTTGGCAGGGTATGTAGGGTTGCAGGGTTGTTTTAGATGTGAGCGTCAAAAAAAAACACATCGGCATATCAACATCGTTTCGCGCCT